AAGTGATACAATCTAAGAAATTGTACAACCGTAAAAAGGATAATAATGGCAACTTCAGGATCAGTAACATTTAACTTAAACATTGATGAAATTATTGATGAAGGTTTTGAAAGATGTGGTTTATCAACTGCATCGGGGTACGATTTAAGATCAGCTAGAAGAAGCCTTGATTTATTATTTGCTGAATGGGGTAACAGAGGTATACACCTTTGGAAAGTTGCATTACATGAAAATGCATTAGTATCAGGGCAAGCAGAGTATAGTGTTAGTTCAGGTGTAAGTGATGTTTTAGAGGCTTTTGTGTCTTCAACCGCAGCAGCTTCTGATAGTTCAAGCACTCAAGACGTATCTTTAACAAAAATTGATAGGTCAACTTATGCAGCGTTGCCAAATAAATTAGCAACTGGACAACCTTCTCAATATTATGTTTCTAGAGAAACAACACCTAAAATATATTTGTACCAAGCACCAGATTTAAATACTTACACAACTTTAAAATATTACGTAATAAAAAGAATAGAAGATGCAGGTGCCTATACTAATGATGCGGATGTGGCATATAGATTTTTACCTTGTATGTGTGCAGGCCTTGCATATTACTTAGCTATGAAAAAAGCTCCACAGCTCGTACAACAAAACAAATTAGTTTATGAAGATGAACTTAAAAGAGCTCTTGATGAAGATGGTCAAAGAACATCTACATACATAACTCCTCAATCATTTTACCCAAGTGGAATATAATTATGGCAAAATGGGCTACAGGTAAAAGATCACAAGCAATATCTGATAGATCAGGGATGGCTTTTCCATATGTAGAAATGGTAAAAGAATGGAATGGTTCTTTTGTTCATTACTCAGAGTTTGAACCAAAACACCCACAGATAAGAGTAAGACACAACAGAGCAGATGCTATAGCTTTACAAAATACTAGAAACATGAAATTTCAACAACCATCAGTTAAATTTTCTCAGGACACAACAATTTCAGATTCTGGCGGAGCATCAGTTGGAGTAGCAAATTTATCATTACCAGGTGATTTTGCTTTTAGAACACAAACCTTTCAAGTGACATCAAATGGTATTACAACTTCTATTTCAAGCATGGTTCCAGAAGATCCATCACTACAAAATAGAAGAAGAAACCTTGATGCAATAGTTGGTAATGTAACAGTGAGTATATCGTAATGGCAATAACATATTCTAATTTTTTAACACAAGTAAGAAACTATACTGAAGTAGATTCCAATGTTTTATCGGATACTTTGATAGATCAGTTTATTAGAAACACAGAATTAGATGTAGCTGGAAAAGTTGATTATGATGATACAAGAAAGTATGCTACTTCGTCATTTACAGCTAATAAAAGATATTTAGTTACTCCAGCTGATTTTTTAATAATAAGATCTCTTCAAGTTTTTGCGGATGCAACAATTACTAGTGCAAGAACTTTTATGGAAAAAAGAGATACGAGTTTTATTTCAGAATTCAATAGTTCTGGTGCAACAGGAAAACCAAAATATTACGCAAATTGGGATGATTCTACAATTGTTGTAGCTCCGACTCCTGATATAGCTTATGGAGTTCAATTGAATTATATAGTAACACCACCACATTTTGATAATTCAACAACAACATTTTTGTCTCAATACCAAGAAGCAATGCTTTTACATGGTGTTCTTACTGAAGCATTTTCATATTTAAAGGGACCTATGGATATGTACAATTTGTACAAAAGTAAGTATAATGAAGATGTACAAGCTTTTGCAATCCAACAAATGGGTCGAAGAAGAAGAGCAGAGTACGATGATGGAGTTCCAAGAATAAAAGTGGATTCTCCGTCACCATAAAATTTATAAGGAGATTAAAATGGCTATAACTACTAACGCAATATGTAACTCATTTAAAAAAGAGTTATTACAAGGAAAACACGACTTTGATACATCATCCGATACTTACAAATTAGCATTATATACATCATCAGCTACATTAGGAGCATCAACAGAAAACTACACTACTTCAAATGAAGTAGCTGCTTCTGGGCAATACTCTGCAGGAGGTTCTGCATTAGTTAACCAAGGTGTTAAAGTATCTTCAGGTGTTGCAATTACAGACTTTGCTGATTTATCTTTTACAGGTGTAACTCTTACTGCAAGAGGAGCTTTAATTTATAATACAACAACTGATGGTGGTACAAATACTACTGATGCTGTTTGTGTTTTAGATTTTGGAGGAGATAAAACTGCAACTGCTGGAACATTTACAATTCAGTTTCCAGCATTTACAACTTCTGCAGCAATATTAAGAATAAGTTAAGGAGGGTGCATGGCTCTAATCATTGATGATAGAGTTAAAGAATCAAGCACCACTACTGGAACTGGTACTTTTAATCTAGCTGGTGCTTCACAAGATTTTGTTTCATTTGTATCGGGAGTTGGTACAGGGAATACTACGTACTATTGTATTGTAAATACAGGATCAGGTGAATTCGAAGTTGGTATAGGTACTGTAACAGATGCTACTCCAGACACTTTATCAAGAGATACAGTTATAAGTAATTCTGCTGGAACAACAGCAAAAATAGATTTTTCAGCTGGTACAAAAGAAGTCTTTTGCACAATACCTCATACAAAAACTATATCTCCAGTCATGCAAGCAACAGGTTATGTTGTAACTCATGCATCTACATTAGATGAAGTACAAACAATGGACTCTGGAGTGCTAGCAGGACCTGTAACAGTAACAGGAACAATAACAGTGACAGGTAACTTAATTATAATATGAGTAAGATAGAAGTAAATGAAATAGATGCACAATGTGGTAGTACAATAACTGTAGGATCTTCTGGTAAATCAGTTGCAGTTCCAGGTAATGTTGTAAAAACTAACGCTGTACAAGCTTCTGATGGTGGAAATATTGTAAGCCAAAGTGGAACAACTATAACTTTAGGTGCTTCTGGTGATACGGTAACTATTCCTTCAGGTGCAACAATTTCTAATTTAGGCACTGCAGCAGGATTTGGTTCTACAGGTGAAGTATCTTGGAACACAACAAAAATTACAGCAGATCCTGGACCAGCTGTTTCTGGAGTTGGTTATTTTGCTGACACTTCTAGTGCAGCGTTTACAATTACATTACCTGCCTCACCGAGTGCAGGAAACGTAGTAGCAATATCAGATTATTCAGGTAATTTTGGAACTAACGCAATTACTGTTGGAAGAAATTCATCGAATATAAATGGAGCAGCTGAAAATTTTATTTTAAGTAAAGACAATGTAACAGCACAATTTATTTATGTAGATGCAACTCAAGGATGGAGAGTTGTTTTTACAGGTTCTCAAACAGGAGAGGGTTTATTTGTAAATTTTGTTAAAGCAACAGGTGGGACAATAACAACTTGCGGTAATTGTAAGATACATACTTTTACAGGACCAGGGACTTTTGCTGTAACACAAACAGCAGATTGTAGTGCTAATAATCAAGTTTCATATATGGTTGTAGCAGGTGGTGGAGGTGGAGCAAGCACTACTGGTAATGGTTCAGGTGCTGGTGGAGCTGGAGGATTTAGAGAAGATAAATCTCCAGTAACTCCCTATACAGCTAGTCCTTTAGAAGGAGCTGGAACAATTAATGTTACTGCAACTTCTTTTCCAATAACAGTTGGAGGTGGTGGATCTGGTGGATCTGCTCCTGGAGATAATGATGGTTCAACAGGTTCTAATACAACTTTTTCAACAATAACATCGGCAGGTGGTGGAAAAGGTGCTCAAAACGGAACTGGTGGGAATGGTGGTTCAGGTGGTGGTGGAGGTGGTCGTGGACCAGGACCTTCTCCTCAAGGAGGAGGAAATGGAAATACACCTCCTGTTAGTCCATCACAAGGAAATAATGGTGGTTCAGGAAAGAACGCAGGTATCGCTGGTGGTGGCGGTGGTGGTGGAGCTTTAGGTGTTGGAGGTAATACACCTTGTTCAGGAGCTCCTGGAGGTAATGGTGGTTTAGGAGCAACAACTGGTGTTTCAGGTTCATCAACAGGATATGCTGGCGGAGGTGGTGGTGGTTCCTCATACGGATCTTCTTGTACAGGTGGAACAGGCACAGAAGGTGGTGGAGCTGGAGCAGGTGGAAATCCTGGTGGTTCTGGAACTGCAGGCACAGCTAACAGAGGCGGTGGTGGCGGTGGAGCATCAACAAATGGAGCAGGTGGTTCTGGAGGATCAGGTATAGTAATAATAAGGTATAAATTTCAATAATTATGGCAAGTAAAATTAAAGTAGATAATATAACAGACCAAGACGATAACGCAGTTATCTCTAGATGTGGTGCTACGCATACAGTAACTGCTGAGGTTTATAAAGCTGATACAATTAAAGATACAAGTGATAATACTTATCTTGCAAAATGTGGAACTGCAGTAACTGTTGGTGGTTCAGGTCAAACTGTTTCTGCTCCTGGTAATGATGTAAGATCAAACAATTTTAAAGCTTCTGATGGTGGTAATTTAATTAGTCAATCAGGCACTGCAAACACAATTGGAGCTTCAGGAGATTCAGTAGCAATAGCAGGTAACGATATACGTTCAAACAATTACAAAGCAGCAGATGGTGGAGTCATTATAAGTCAGTCAGGTACAACAATTACACTTGGAGCTTGCGGAGATACAGTACAATTAGCATCAGGAGTAACTAATGGTTTAGGTGGTGGTATTGATTGGCAAACAACTCCTAAGACAGCTAATTTCAATGCAGCAGCAGGAGAGGGTTATTTTGTAGATACGTCATCAAATGAAGTTACAGTTACTTTACCAGCAGGTGTTGCTGGTGAATCTGTAACTGTTCTAGATTATATAGCTAATGCAAATACAAATGAAATATTTTTAAAACCACAATCAGGAGAAAAAATTGAAGGTGGAACAGATGGTCAAGTTGTAGCTACAATTAGACAAGCAACTACTTTAGTATATTCGGGTTCTACTCAAGGCTGGTTAGTATCAAGTTCAGGAGATTCAGGTCCTATTCAAACTCCTACAATTACTTTTGCTACTGCTTCAGGTTCTTTAGGAACACTTGATGATAATACAAGGACAGATCCTAATGGTAATTTATCTCCTGTTACTGCAACGGCTAATTTTGGAACTTTAACATATTCAATACAATCAGGATCACTGCCTTCAGGTTTAACTTTAAACTCTTCTACAGGTGCATTCGTTGGATCTGCAGATGCTGTAGGAAGCACCACTGTATCAAGTTTTACTGTTAGAGCTACTATTACAGAAACAGGAACATTTTCTGATAGAGCTTTTACTATTACAGTTCAATCAGCTCTTTTTGTAACAGCAACAGGTGGAACAGTTAACACTTCAGGTGATTTTAAAATACATACTTTCAACAGTCCTGGTACTTTTACAGTTTCTTGTGCTGGAAATCCTACGGGCTCTAACACTGTAGATTATATGGTTGTCGCTGGAGGCGGTGGTGGACATACTTCAGGACCTGGTGGAAAAGGTGGCGGTGGAGGAGCAGGAGGATTTAGAACATCCTCTGGAGCAGCATCAGGTTGTTATTCTACATCACCATTAGGTTCAGGAGTTTCTGCACTTCCAGTATCAGCTCAAGGTTATCCAATTACAGTCGGAGGGGGAGGTAGTGGAGCTCCAAATAGGCCATCAGATTCAACTTCTGGAAGTTCTTCAACTTTTTCAAATATAACGTCTGCAGGTGGTGGTGGAGCTGGTGGTAATGAATCATCTGCTACTGGAACAAATGGAAAATCTGGAGGATCAGGCGGTGGTGGAGGAGGTGGTGGCTCCTTTAATGGAAGTGGTGGTTCTGGAAACACTCCACCTGTTAGTCCACCTCAAGGAAATTCTGGAGGTTCATCAACACCAAATGGCCCTGGACAAAGAGGTGGAGGCGGTGGTGGAGCCGGAGGCGGTGGTGGTCAATCATCTGGAGGACCAGGAACACCAAGTTCTATTACTGCTAGTCCAGTTACTTATTCGGAAGGTGGTACAGGATATCCAGGGCCTAATAGTGCAGGTCCTTCTAATTCTGGAGATGGTGGAGGTGGAACTAGAGGTGAAAATACTGGTGCAGCAAGTGGTGGTTCAGGTATAGTAGTGATAAGGTATAAGTTTCAATAGGTAAATTATGAGTGAAGTAAAAGTAAATAAAATAAGTCCAAGAACAAATTGTGGAACAGTAACTGTTGGAGATTCTGGAGATTCAGTATCTGTATCAGCAGGTGTTCCAGTAACTGTAAACGGTGATTTAAAATCAAGTGCATTAAAGGCACCTGACGGTGGTAACATTGTAAGTCAATGCGGAACTACAAACACAATTGGTGCAGGCGGAGATACTACAAATGTTCCAGGTGCTGCTGTAGTTACAGGTAACATAACTGGTGCAAATTTAATTTCTTCAGGTAATGTAGTTAAATCAAATGCATATCAAGCGTCAGATGGTGGAAACATTGTAAGTCAATCAGGCACAACAATAACTTTAGGAGCAAGTGGTGATACAATTTCACTTGCATCTGGTGCATCACAATCTGGCTTTGGTAGAACAGGAACTGTTGATTGGCAAACGTCAGATATTAAAACAGGAGATTTTACAGCTGCTAATGGAGAAGGCTATTTTGTAAATACAACGTCTGGAGCTGTGACAGCGACTTTACCATCTTCACCTAGTGCTGGCGATATTGTAGCTTTAGCAGATTACGCAAATACTGCTGACTCAAATAATATTATAGTGGCTAGAAATGGATCAAAAATTATGGGTGCCACAAATAATTTTGTTATTTCAGTAGAAGGTGCATCTATTACGTTTGTTTTTATAGATTCAACACAAGGATGGAGACCTACAGATTCTTCTAAAGCTTCAGATATTACAGAACAAGCTTCTTATATTACAGCGACTGGAGGAACAATAGCAACTTGTGGTGATTTTAAAATACATACATTTACTGGACCAGGAACTTTTTGTGTTTCAGCAGGAATAGGACCAATATCTGTAGCAGATTATAGGGTTGTTGCTGGAGGTGGTGCAGGAGGTGCAGTGTCAGGTGGTGGTGGAGCTGGCGGTGGTCATAGAACAAATTTCCCATCTTCATGTTCAGGTATACCTATAAGTGTAGGTGCTTATCCTATTACAGTTGGTGCTGGTGGTACAGCACAACCAAACAATTTTGGTACTTCAGGATCAAATTCAATTTTCTCAACAATAACATCAGCTGGTGGTGGCGGAGGTGGAGGAGGAAATGATGGTCCAGGCCCTGGAGACAATACAGGAAGATCAGGAGGATCTGGTGGTGGAGGCGGTGGAGCAGGCCCAGATGGTAGTGGAGCAAACGGTGGTGGATCAGGAAATTCTCCTCCAGTTAGTCCACCTCAAGGAAATCCTGGTGGTCCATCAGCACCTTCACCTGCATCAGGTATACGTCACGGTGGTGGCGGAGGCGGAGCTGGAGCAACTGGTGGAAGTTCTCCCACTCCAAACAGAGGAGGCTTTGGAGGAAATGGAACAGCTAATTCAATCACAGGAAGTTCAGTAACATACGCTGGCGGTGGTGGAGGAGGATCAAGAAGTCCTTCTTTTGGAGGAAGTGGCCCAAGTGCACCTGGAGGTTCAGGTGGCGGTGGAAAAGGGGGCGGTGGCCCAGATGGTGGAGCTAATGGAGCTGCTGGAAGCACCAATCAAGGAGGCGGTGGTGGCGGAGGACAATATGCTTCCACTAGTGGTGATACAGGTTCTAATGGTGGATCAGGTATAGTAATAATAAGATATAGGTTTCAAGCATAATTAATGAACTCTGAAACAATACCTTTGTTTTCTCATCCTATTAATATTTTTTATTTAAATATTAATACAAATCAAATACAAGAAATTATTGAATCTTCTGATTACAGATTAAATGACAGCGGCAATGCTTTTATAAGTAAAAATTTAAAAGTTTTAGAAGATCCAAAATTAAATTTTTTAGAAGATGAATTTAGCAAAGCACTTAATGAATTTAACGAAAAAATTATGGGTTATGAAAAAAATAATTTAAAAATTACTACAAGTTGGTTTACTAAATGTGAGCCAGGTCAACAGTCCCACAGACACAACCACAAAAATAGTTTATATTCAGGAGTTTATTATAACAAGGTAGAAGATTACTCAAAAATATTATTTTATAATAATGATTGGAGAGGTAACAATTATCAATTAAAAATAAATGATTACAATTTCTATAATTCAGATACATGGTCAATAGAACCTAAAAACAGTTCTCTAATCATATTTCCATCTTACTTATCACATAAAATAACAAAAAATAATTCTACAAAACCTAGGTATTCTTTAGCTTTTAATTGTGTACCTAGACCACCATACGGAGAAGCAGATTCTTTTGTGGAGTCTTGAATAGAATTAAAAACAAATATATAATAGGAGTTAATTATGGCACATTTCGCAAAACTAGGAGCAAACGGAAAAGTTATTCAAGTATTAACACTTGATAACAAAGATATGTTAAATGCTGATGGTGTTGAAGATGAATCAGTAGGTCAACAATATTTAGAAACACATAATAATTGGCCTGCACAAATGTGGATTCAAACTTCTTACAATACATCTAATAATACACATAATTCTGGTGATAACTCAAAAGCATTTAGAGGTAATTACGCAGGTATAGGTTATGAATGGGACGAAGATAATAATATCTTTTGGCCTAAGAAACCTTTTCCATCTTGGGTTAAAGATACAACAATTGCAGATTGGCAATCACCAATAGGTGCTGCTCCAGCATTGACTGCAGAACAACAATCACAAAACGAAGCTGGCACACATTCTTGGGGTTATAATTGGAATGAAGAAAACCAAAGTTGGGATTTGACAAACGAATTAGCTTAATATACCTATCATGTTGGTGGCATGCGAAAAATACTTTTAAGTGAACAATCAATTTTTTATGGTGAAGTAGATATGCCTAAAGGTTGGGATATTGATAGGGATCAATTATCTCAAGATATTCTAAAAACAAACATAGATAAAACAAAGTTTCCTTTTTCTAGAAATTGGGACATGTTAAACACGTATTTAAGAGAACATATTAATTTAAATTTTAATATTTGTATAATAAGTAAAGAAACTACTGGTTGTATTTTTAAACCAAATGAAACCTCAACTCCATTTTTACAAGTAGATCCTGTTGATCTAAAAAACTCACCTGACTATATTTTACTTTATGGTGTACACGTAAAAGATTGTTCTATTAAAATTTATTATAATGACAATAGAAGAAAAGGAAGATTTTGGGATATACCATTAACAAATAATAAATTTATTATGTTTCCTTCAACAAATTTATATTACATATCTAATAAACAAAAAGAAAATTTAAATTTTATATTAAATATTTCGTATGAATATATCTAACTATTATTGGTATTTTAGTGGTGCATTAACACCTAAATTTTGTGATGATGTTATAGCATATGCCAATGAACAAAAAGAAAGTATTGCAAGAACGGGTGGATATGACAAAGAGGAATTATCAAAAGAAGATATTAAAAATATACAAAGAAAAAGAAAATCAGATTTAGTATGGCTTAATGATACTTGGATATATAAAGAATTACATCCATATGTGCATCAAGCAAATAAAGCTGCTGGTTGGAATTTTGATTGGGAAAGAAGCGAGTCTTGTCAATTTACAAAATATAAGTTAAATCAATATTACGATTGGCACTGTGATAGTTGGAAT